TGCTAGTGCTGAAGAAACAGTGGCAGATGCTAATGTTTTAATTGCTGATATTCTTACAGAAATTGAAGATGAGTGGAGGTTAACAAGCGGATTAGAACTCACGTCTGATCAAACAGAAGTTATAAAAGATTCTATTGTTAATGATTTTTTTGTTCCCACTACTGAGTTTTTTGGAGATAGGGAATATACAGGTACATTTCAACGAGATGAAATTTTTGACCCAGAAGTTGGACTTGCTGTATCTGACTACGATACAGATTTACAAAATATTGTTCGATTTAAAATTCAAGATGGTCAAACACAAGTATTAAGATTTCCAACTCATTACACAGTTGACAAACAAATTGGAGAAATTGCTAGGCAGTTAGACAAAGCTGGTATTATTGATACTAAAGATAGAGATAGCGGTTCTGCTGTACTTGAAGCTATAAAAAACAATTTGTCTACATTTAAAAGACAAGTAGATGAAGTTACTACTGAAACAAATAAAAGTTTTCCAAACGCAATAGATAAATTAATTCAAAATGCTAACCCTGCACTCCCTCCAACTCAGCCTGAACAACTTAAAAAAGTTGCTGCATACCAATGGATTAATGAATTAAATAATCCAGTTGCACAAACCCTTCCACCTAATATGTTACAAGAGATGATGCAAGAACAATACTCTCAACAATTTTTACAAGAACCAGAAATGCAAAAACAAATAGAGGGTTACACAAAGAATTTTCAAGACCTTATTAAAACTCTTAATCCTATTTTTAGTAATGATCCAGCTGCTTCTTACAAACAAAACATTCTTAACGATATGCTTAAAAGTACGGTAGCTGAAATGGAAATGGTTAAATTTGACCCTGAGTTAGACTCACAACAAAAGCTTGAAGCATTAAATCAATTGCAAGTTACTTTTGATAAAGGCAGTGAAGATGGTAGTGTGCCGGGTATCGCAGAGGCTTTTAAAAGAGCAGAAACTCAATACGGAATAGATCGAGCCACACAAACAAGAGATAACGCAAATCGCAACCCTGAACAGTTTCAGCAAAACTATTTACAAGCGAGCCCTAGTGAAAGGAAAATTCTTGATGAAGATTTAAACATATTAAATCAACAGGGATATTCAATTACTCCTAGTGGGAAATTTGTTGAGCAAGCTGACCCTCTTAATTTAAGACCTTTTGCTAACCTTGATTTTGATCCATCAACTATTAAAGACCCAACTGCTAGGCAAGCTATGGCACAATTTATGGCTTACACTCAAGGGCTAACTCCTGAACAACAATTTAATATGCAATCAGGAGCGAATGTCCCAGCACTCCCTTCTAACCTTGTAGACCAATTTGAACTTATAGGTAACCCTAGAGCCAACAAATATACTCCATTACTTACAAGTAATTTTGATGGATCACCTGATATGGCAACTACTCCTGAAATGCAAATGGAAGGAGGGTATGAAAATCTTTCGCCTAACAATATTAATTTGGCTCCAGATCCTAGAACAAAACCTTTAGATACAAGAGCATTGGGGCTTGGGTTAGGTGTTTCTGGTGCTCCAAATATGCAAAAACAAAAGACTCAAGAAGAATTTAATTTAATGCCTAATCAAGAGTTTGATGAGTTAAGAGGAATGTAATGGCTAAACCAGATAAATTAACTAAAAAAACTCCTACTCCAACGCCTACCCCTGTATCTCCTCCTCCTACAGAAATTCCTGCAGAACCTATTAGGCCTATGCCTGAAGCCCCATCAACTCCTTTTGATTATGAAAACATTGGTATGGGGGCTTCTCGTAGAGATACGATGCAATTTGGGCCAGGCATGAGTATTTCAAAAGACGCAATGAAAAGAACTTTTGGTGCTGCAACTCCATTCGGATTGAACCTTGCTGAAGGAGTAATAGACCTACATCAAGACAATATAGAAAATCTTGCATTAATGATAACTAGACAAGCAGCCGAAACTGGAAGAGTTTTTACAAGAGGGAAAGATGGGAAG